GGGACGCGATGCAGTTACTCGAAATGTAGTGTCTGGAGTATCGCATGTACGCAGATGGTTTGAAGATGCCAATGGTGATCCGCATTTCTTTATTCATCCTAAGTGTAAAGAAAGTATTCAATCGTATGAAAACTATCACTATCCAGAACACCGAGAAAACAGTGCATTGCGCCATGAACCACAAAAAGATGGCAAGTTTGATCATTGTTGTGATGCCTTGCGTTTTCTGCTTACCAATCTATTTCCGATGCGCTCCAGATCTGCTGGTGTCATCGATTGGATGTAATAATAGTATGCTAACTATTCCTGATCTCAGTATAGGTGCAGTCAATGATGCACTAAAAAATCAATTACGATATATCGAGGATGAGCGTGTAAAAGAACGTGATTATTTAATGGATTGGTACGAAGGTATCAATATTGATGACTACGTAGCGCAATATTTTGGACGAGAAACGCTACGTCAGACAGTGATACCGCAAAACAATCTTACCAAACGTGTTTGTTCCTTACGTTCCATGACGTACAAACGTCCACCACGTATGAGAGCTAGTGAAACGTATCTGTCGCTGATTGACAAGCATAATTTAAACGCACAAAGGCGTATGCTGGAACGGTTGACCTTTTTGTTAGGCAACATGGCTTTCCGAAGCAAGTGGAACGAAGTAACAGGCAAGTTAGAATACGAAATACTTTCACATTTTGAACCATTGTTTATTGCCGGTGGTTCGCGAGATACTCCTGTAGGTGTATGTTATCCAATTGAGTACCAGGGTAACGCAAGATTAGAAAGTCCACTGCATGCTGTATGGACACATGATAACCATTATTTGTTGGATGAGCATGGAAACAAGATTTCTGTGAATGACGGTGATATCAATCCGTATGGAATACTACCAGTGACTTTTTGCCATCGCTATCCGCCAATACGAGATTATGATGTAGGCAATGCAATGGATGTGGCTCAAACAGATTTAGCAGTAAATGTTGCTATGTTGGAGTTGGAAATTGCAATTCGCTACGGAGCAATGGGTATTAAGTACATTTCTGGTGTCGATGATGCGAGTCGTATTTCTATTGGCTCTGATAAAATTTTATATCTGCCAGATCAAGCTACATTTGGTGTTACCAATGCTGGTGGTAGTCTTACAGAGATTATTGAAGCTACTAGATTTTTAGTAGAGACCACACTGAACAATAATCATATTCGAGCAAAGTACGCTCGTGATAACTCTGGCAATGCACCAAGTGCGGCAGCATTGGCCATTGAAGAAATTGAAAATAAAGATGAGACTACTGCAATGACGGAAGATACCTGGCGTCCTTGGGAGCATCGCAGATATGAGGTAGATAAAGCGATACTACGTGTCGAGGCCAATGTAAACCTTGGTGATGATTATAGTGTTGATTTCTTAGAACCAAATTATGCAGTAACTCCAGAAAGTGAAATTATGTTGTGGAGTTGGAGACTGGATCGAGGTTTAGCAACTCCAATGGATTACTTCTTGTTTTACAATAGTGATAGCGATCAAGCATCTATAGATGAGTTTGCAAAACGTCAGGAAGAATTCCAACAAACGCAGCAAACACCACAAAACCGATTATTAAATATTTTAACCAATGACAATAGATCAAGCAGTTGAAAGCTATGAACAAAGTATTGAAGATAGTATTGATGCATTTGTCAGTGATGTTCAGGAATTGGAAGAAGAAGGCTATACAGTTACTGAAATATTGGCGTTTATCGCTGCAATTGATGTTTCGACATATTTTATTGAAGAGTTGGGCATCGCTACCGGACAAAACGCCTACATGGTTGCAACGGAGACTATTCTTGCTGATTTGCCTTTTTTTGGAGTTGCGACCGAACAACAACTCCTGGCTTTACAAAATATACAACGATTCAACATCGAAGGCTTAACGCGTAACATTACTGCAAATATGCAATCTAGTATGGCACAAGGAATTGTAAGCAAAATGAATCGAGATGAAATGGCAGCATTGATGCGTAGCAACATTCAATCTACTGTACCAAGAATTGAAAATATTATTGGTACACAGCTTAGTAATTATAGGCGTGCAGTTATTATGCAGATGGCTTCGGATTTACCAGAAAATGCACAGTATGAATATATTGGTCCTAAAGATGAAAAGAATCGTCCTGTATGCAGAACATTTTTACGCAGAACGCCAATGACTACTGAAGAGATACAAAGTGTAAAAAGTGACGCTTTGGAAACGGCTGGCGGAGTGAATTGCAGACATTACTTCCTACCGATCGATGTTTAAGTTTAGTCAGATGTTACGATTTACCTCAGACGATATGAAACGTATCGCTCACAAGACTGCAATGCGACATCGAGATCAGATATTTCAAGGCAAGGATGCAAATGATAAGCCGTTTGAAAAATATAATGAACGCTATGCAGAAAATAAAAAGGCCAAAAAATTTGAAAACCAAATCAACTCTAGCACCAATCCTGTAAACATGACGTTAACTGGCAAAATGCTAAATGCGTTTCAAGTGATCAAAGCAAACTTTAAAGGCAGAGAATTAAAATTTCAATACGGCATAAAGAAAAATAAGCAAGGTACAAAAATGAATCAGCATAACGAAGGTATACCAGGGAAGTTACCAAAACGTGTTATTGCAGATGACCAGGCACTAGGTAGCAAGGTAGAAGAAGGTATTGTAAGAGATTTTGCTGATAATGTCGCAAAAAACTTATCGCGTATGACAAAGACCACATACAAGGTCACATTAGGATAAAGGAGAGGACAGATGTCCGAAGAAGCAACCACACCGGAAGCACCGCAGATCGCGGAAGGCACTAGATCGCCTGTTGAACCCAAAGTATCTACAGAGGTGACTCCTCAAAGTCAAGAACCAGTTGATGGACAAAGCTCGGAAGTTAATCAACTCATCGCAGATGCGAAAAAGTATCGTTCCAGAGCGCAAAAGTCTGAAGCAGAACTTGCTCAGTTGCAAAAACAGATTGCTAGTCAACGTGAAAAGCAAATGGAAGAGCAACAGCAATGGCAGACCTTGGCAGAAGAGCGTGCTGCTCGTCTTGCTGAGTTAGAACCCATTGTAGAGCGAGCGAAGAGTGATGAAGCTCAAATGCGTGAGCAGATTCTATCTGAATTCAGCGAAGAGGACCGCGATACGTTTGGTGATTTACCGTTACCAAAACTTCGCGCCCTACGAAACAAACTCAACACAAATAATCCACGATTAGCCGTTGCAAACAATCCTGGTGTACCGGCAAACGAAGTTCCGCAAGATTGGACAAATATGAGTCGGAACGATCGTGCTAAAAACTGGGATAAGATTGTTGCGCGGTATCGTAAATAACCGTAAAAGGAGTCAGTAATGGCTTATACCGCTTTTAGTGGTGATGCGACTCAAGGTTCTGCTGGTGGAGATTTATCTGGTGCTGGTCACGTAGATGTATTTATTCCAGAGCTTTGGGCGGATGGTATTTACCGCTATTTCGAGAAGAATTTGGTTTTCAAGCCTTTCTTCGATGATTACTCAAGTCTTGTAAAGGGAAAAGGCGATACGCTTCACATCCCAACCGTACAAGAAGTTGCTGTTTCAACCAAAACAGAGAATGCTGGTGTTGCATACTCAGTAAATACAGAAACATCAATTGACTTACTTATCGATCAACACAAATATGCTGCAAAGCTATTTGAGGACATCGCTATGATACAGTCAAATGAAGTTCTGTTTGACAAATATGCACGTTCTATGGCTTATGGCCTTGCCAAAGCTGTGGATACGCACATCATGGAAGAAATGGACGCTATGGGTACTACCCAATCATTAGCGGCTGATAACTCCATGAGTAACGCAGATGTAGAAACTGCACTTGGAACTTTGATGTCCAATGACATTCCAAAGGAAGAGTGTGCATTCTTTGTGAACCCATTGATCTATGCTGATCTTTTGAACTCGAAAGCATTCGTAGCTGCACCAAACAGTCCAGCGAATTATGCTACTTCTGGTGCTTTAGGTAACATAGTTCCAACTGGTTTTGCATCGAATGATGTGATGGCATCTGGTGAGCTTGGCGCACTTTTTGGCATTCCAGTATTTACTAGCTCAGTTATGAGTGTAGCAACTGGAAGTGGAACTGAAGTGGCGTACTTGGTGCATAAGAGCGCAATTGCTGTAGCAGTACAGCAAGAGATTAGATTACAAAGCGAATACAGTGTCGATTACCTCGGTAGGTATAGTGTGCCGCTTACGTTAGGAATAGCGTAATGACAATTGCGGAATTAAGCGAGAAGGCTAAGTCGAAAGATATGCTAACTCGAACCGAAGGCTGCGTACAGCGCAGTCAGGGGCAGAGCATAGGAAGTGAAATAATCTTCCCAAGAGTCCGCAACATCCGAGAGGATGAAAAAGTATGCCGATTCTCAGACGAAAGTTTGAGAAGTAAGATAAAAAACTTACTACAACAAATGACAAAAGTAGTCGCAGACGTGATCTTTGGCGCAAAAGCAACAACGAGTAACCATGTAAAAGGTATCGAATTCTTGAATCCGTAAACCTTAGTACAATATGCAATGGACGGTGTTTGTCATCGTCCATTGTATTATATAGGAGATGTTATGATCGTATTAAAAAAAGATAACCATTATTGCCACAGTCACTCTCGTGCAGACGCGCAAAAACTAGTGAATGATGGCTATGAAGTAGTAAAAAATTCATTTGGCGGTCCAAAGATTGTCAAGCAAGCAGAACCAAAAAAGAAAATGTCTGCAAAAAAGAAAAAATAATTTCTTAGTACAGGCTCGTTCATGGTTCGCCAACACCTTAGAGATTAGGAGAAGTAATGGCAACATCAAATCTGCATAGATATACATCGCAAGAAGCAGCCAACCGAATGGGTGGCGGTGGATACGATTATGTCACAAACGCCACAGTTAATTCCCATGTCTACGTTGCAATACAAGCACTTTCAGTCGATTGTGTTATTTCTGCAACAAGCTCAGACACAGACATTTGGGATAGTTTATCATCTGTAACTATTAAAGCTGGACAAACCATTTATGGTGAGTGGTCAGCAGTAACTGTAGCAGATGGCGATTTTGCAATAGTTTACAGGAGATCAAGCTGATGAGCAAATTACATAAAAGAAGTGTACAAGAAGCATTAAACGCAACCGTAGGTGGCGAATGGACGGTTAATACTGCTGGAACGGCTGGATCAAGCGCAAATGTTAATAATTCTATTCATTTGGCATTGGCAACTATGACATCAACGCTTGGAGTGTACAGCGCAGTAGAGATTTACTTTAACTTTGCAACATCTAGCACAGATGTAAATGCATCTAACGATATGGTACTTCCAAAAAACACAATGGTATTTTTAACTGTTCCTCGTGGATTAGGTAATACTGTTTATTTTAATTATAATAGTACCAGTACCACAACTGGAGCAGTAAGAACGGTGGAGATTTAAGATGTTTAGTCCAATGGGCAATAGCAATCCGCAAGACCTTGGCAATGGTGGTGAGATAGATGGCGATTTAGTAGTATCTGGAGACTTACAAGTATCAGGCGGTGGTTCACTTAGCTTTGATGAGATAGTCTCAGGTACGCAAGTTGTAGAAATAACCAATACAGAAGCATTATTAGTGCGCAAAGCCTCAGATGGCGGTGATGTATTTATAGTGGATACCACAAATTCTAAAGTTTCAATTACTGATACTTTGAATCTCAATCCAACTATATCAAGTGGATCAAAAACAAGTTTAGCATTTCAAAGAAGTGGTGCAAATAAATGGAGATTTATACAGCCACATGACGATAGTTATTTAAAATTATACAATGATGGTGCAAGTGCTACTCAAATGTACTTTGCATCTAACAATAATGTGGGTATTGGCCATGATAATCCTTCAGCAAAATTACATACGACAGGAACTATTCTTATTGATGAATCTGCTGGTACATCCAATTCAGCAGTTTTAAGACTTGAAGCAAACAGAGGAAGTTCTGGTCAAGATTCTGGAGAAATAAGATTTTACAATCAAGGTGGAAGTGACCACGATTATGCTCGAATTGTAGGTGTAAGAGGTGGAG